GGCTACACTGCAAACCAAACACCCTGAAATGCAGGAGATTTTGCAGGACGCTAAGTTCGCTGATTGGATTAAGGCTTCGAAGATTAGGACACGGCTCTTTGCACAGGCAGACCAACAGTATGATGTAGATGCCGCTGACGAACTATTTTCCTTATGGAAAGAACGTCAACAGGTTGTCACTCAAACTGCCGCCAATGAGGAACAACAACGAAAGCAATCTGTTAAATCCGCATCTACAGGCAATGCCCGTGGTAGTGGTGAACAGAGAGCCAAGAAGGTCTACAGACGCGCAGACATTATTAAACTAATGCGTACTGACCCAGACAGATACCAAGCACTATCAGATGAGATTATGCAAGCGTATAAAGATGGGAGGGTGCGAAACTAATATTATTTATAAGGTGAATTAAAATGGGTTTAGGAACAAATCATGTAACAGGCTCAGGCGTAGCTGACGGAACTGCACAAACTTTTATCCCAGAAATCTGGAGTGACGAGGTTGTTGCGGCATATCAATCTAATCTAGTACTAGCACCACTAGTTAAAAAAATGTCTATGGAGGGTAAGAAAGGTGATACTATTCACATTCCTGCGCCTACCCGTGGAGTTGCCACTGCTAAAGCGGCAAGCACTCAAGTAACTTTACAAGCGGCTACTGAAACAGAAGTAACAATTACACTAGACAAGCACTTCGAATACTCGCGTCTAATCGAAGACATCACTGAAGCACAAGCACTAGCTTCTCTTCGTCAGTTCTACACTGGTGATGCAGGTTATGCTCTAGCTAAGCAAGTAGATTCTGACTTGTTTGCTCTAGGTAAGTCTTTCGGTGACAACGGTGGTGATTATGAAGGCACTGGCTCTTACTTCATTGATGCAACAAACGGTTTAACTCAGTACACTGATGATACTGTAGCCGCGGCTGACGTATTTACTGATGAAGGTTTCCGTGCTTTAATTCAAAAAATGGATGATGCTGACGTACCTATGGACAATCGTTGTCTAGTGGTACCACCATCAATCCGTAACGCTATCATGGGTATTGAACGCTACTCTTCAAGCGACTTCGTAGATGGTCGTGTTGTGAACAATGGTCAAATCGGTAACTTGTACGGCATTGACGTATTTGTTTCTTCTAACTGCCCAATCATCGAAGCCGCGGGTGACAACTCTGTGGGTGGTGATATTAAACAAGCTATGTTGTTCCACAAAGACGCTATGGTTCTTGCAGAGCAACAAGGTGTTCGTTCACAGACTCAGTACAAGCAAGAGTACTTAGGTTCTCTATATACTGCTGATACTCTGTACGGCACTGCTGTTCTACGTGACGATGCCGCGTTTAACCTAATGGTTAATGCGTAATGTTACACGGGGATTCCTTCGGGAGTCCCCTCTTTTAATTTACGGGCTATACGCCTTTCTATATTTAACATAGGAAAAATATCATGTCAACATTAACAGTCGATGCAAATGCAAAACCAATTCAAGTCTTACGTCCTTCAACTACAACAACTGTAAGCGCAACTACAAGTGCCTCTACAGCTTCCTCTGCTTTAAGCACAGGTGCTAGAGTAGCGCGTATTATTGCCACACAGGACGTATACTATGAGGTAGGCGGTACAGCCAGTTCCTCTACAGTACTCTTGCCTAAGAATGCAATCGAGTACATTCATATTTATTCAGGCGACACTATTTCTTTTAGAGCCGTTGCAACTAACGGAACAGTTCATATTACTGAAATGGTGTAAGCCATGTTTGGTTTAGGTGTAAACAAACTAGGTGCAATAAGCACAGGAGCAGAAGAAGTCCCTTTGACTCTTTTTGAATCTTTATTCGCGGGTGGCGAAAAGGGTTTTCTTTTTGATGGCTCAGATACTTCAAGTTACTTTACTGATACATCTCGAACTACAGCCGCGAGTATCGGTGACTTTGTTAGTGGCTTAACCGATAAATCAGGAAACGAAAACCATTTACAACGTTATTCAACAAACACTAGACCTTACTTTGCTAGAACCCCTGCAAATGGTCTTAGAAATATTTATGATTATGGTGGTAATTTAGCCAACACTACAGGCGAGAACTCGTGGGTTGTGATTAACGGAGGGGGAACAAGCTACGGTGTTGCCACATCAGACACTCCTCCTGTAAGTCACGGTGGTTCTGTTTTTAAAATAAGTAAAGTTGAAAACAATGGGGCAAATCCTTATATAGGGCTTGGTACTAACACAACACAGGTAGTAACAATTGATGTTGAACATACTTTAAGTTTTTACGCTAAACTAACAAGCGATGGTGGCTCACAACCTGCTACACAAATAGCAGTAGTCCCTGCGGGGGGTCAATATGTTTATTTTAATATTGGAAGCGTATCTACTCTGGAAGGTGGCTCTTGGATTTCGGCATCAAGTGTAACCGCTGTTGGCACTGACGGTTGGTATTTATGTAGTATGACATATACTCCGACAAGCTCTAATGGAGGTAATATGTATTTAGTAGATGCGAGTAGTAGTATTGGTTTCGGAAACAACATGGCTTCTATTTTAATATATGGTTTACAGGCTGAAACAGGCACTAGTCGAACAACTACCCAACACAATATAGCACCGTGGGATATTACTGAACAATCACAAGATAATCTACACTGTTTATATTTCCATGCGGGAGACCTGCTTTCTACACCCACAACAAAAAACTTAGATTTAAACGCAACTCAAAAAGTTACTTCAGCGGCATCGGTTTTTGCAAAATACAAAGGTACCGGATACTTCGGCAATTCAAATAAATCGACTTCTTTAAGCACCAGTACTGTTGGTTTAAGACACGTTGGGGGTGCTTATCCTAATAACATCACAGTTAATGGTCCTGCTGAGACTTTTCCAATAGCAAGAGGAGTTATAGGTCAAGCGGATAAATCTGCTCCTACTAATAAAATTACTACTAGTTCTGGAAGTGTTACGGTTACAAACAGTATGGGTAGTGGTGACTTTCCTGACGATGAACCCTTATTCTTAGGGACTGCGTCTCAAAATGGCGGCTTTTCTAGTGGTGCTAGGATATACTCTTACTTAGTTTTGAATAGGCTTTTAACAGGCACTGAAGAATCCGATTTAATAGATGAACTTGATGACATGACGGGTACTTAATATGTTTCCTACAAATTATATAATTATTAAAGACGAACATAAAACAGACGTTACTGCTTTTTTACATCAGTTATTTGAGTCATTAAGTTTCCCTGCTTTTACGTTTAGACCAGAGTTTACCGTAGAAGCTACTGATGGTTCTGCTACATACTGGCTTTGTCCTTCGCAAGTAACTCCACTAGATACAGAAAAAGTAGCTGAAGAAAACGAAGACTATGTTTTTTATTCGGGAAATCACTACACAACAGAAGAAGCACTAGAAGCCGCTTCGTTAACAGCAGTATAATAGGAGAACAGTATGATAACGGAAGAAACAAAACAAGCTGTAGACGTATTCGCGGCATCCACAGGTGTGATGTCACTAGCGGCTTGGTTGCCTCCTGTTGCTAGTCTCTTTACTATTATCTGGTTAGGTCTTCGTATCTATGAATCAGAGACAGTACAGAAGTTGTTGCCTAAGAAGTGAGACAGTTATTTTGCTTACTAATGATGTTGTCTTGGGTAACACTAGCGGATAACGCGCAGGAAGGTAGTCTAAACACCTATCATGGTGAGAACTCGACTACGAATAGTAACAACAATACACAGGATGACTCAGTAAGTAATACGTACAACGGAGCAGGAAGCAGTAGCGAGATACCAGTAGGTTCTGCAATCACTCCTAGCTACATGAGTAATGGTATGGACACTTGCCTTAAGGGTACAGGCGGTTCGTTACAGACAGTAGGCGTAGGGTTTAGCAGTGGTACTTATGATGTTGACCCTGAATGTAATAGACGTAGGGACGCTAAGGTACTGGCTGACTTAGGTATGAAGGTAAGTGCCGTGGCTCGTATGTGTCAAAGCACTGACGTATGGAAAGCGATGTTTATCTCAGGTACGCCTTGTCCTATACTGTCAAACGGTAAGCTAGTCGTAGGTAAACGTGCTATGTTAGTTATGAAACGTCAGCCAGAAGTTTACATACCAGACTACAGC